GCTTCGTGGACAGCTAATTTTGTATCTACTGATTCCATTATTCAGTCGGCGCAGTAAAAGCGCCGTCCGCGTAAGTCCAACCAACACGAACTTCATCGGAGCATGGAACCATTGTGTCAACAAGGCTTACATGAAAACATTGTTCAATTGTAAAACCCTTAATTGGTACACAAATTTCAGCTACTTTGCCTTCATGGATACGTGCATATTTCATTTTAATACTCCACAACTACAAAACCGGGCGCTCCAAAACTACCACCTGCGCCACAGCCGCCGCCGGGAAAACCACCGCTACCGTTTTGACCACCGCCACCGCCGTTGATGCCAGAAACATTATTTCCGCCACCACCACCAACACCAAGGAAGTCAATTGATGGGCTAATCATGCCGCTAGTTGGAATAATAGAAACTGTTGATGATTGATATTGACCGCCAGTACCAAAATAACCAGATCCGCCCAAGTTTCCTGCTGTAGATCCACCACCACCGCCTGCATTACCACTAGAACCGCTTGAAGTGCTACTGCCAGCATTACCGCCAGCACCAAACAAACCACCAACACCTCCGCCTCCACCACTAGCACTACCAGTTCCTCCGCTGTTATTGATGTCACCGCCAACACCTGCGCCACCAGAAGTGGTTCCAGTTCCAGTTGCAGAACAATATGAGCCAAAAGACGATGTACCAGCCGCCGCCGCCACGGTTACAGCAATAGCTGTTCCCGCAGTAAGTCCAGTGATAGTTTTTAAACAAAATCCACCACCACCTCCAGTACCAGCCCCTGATCCGCCACCCCATAAACGAACACGAACTGAAGTAATACCTGCTGGAACATAAAAAGTTCCAGAAGCAGGAAAAGGAACAATTACACCAGTGCCAAATGTCCCAGTAAATGGATTAGTTACTGTGCTTGTGATTAAAGGGATAGCCATTACACATTTCCAATCAAAGTTACGTTACGACCTGAGATAACTCCAGCCGCTCCAAAAGTCACAGGATTTTTAAAATCAAATGACTGACCAGTTGTTGTTGCTGAATAGTTTGAGTTCAACTGAGCCGATCCGTTAATTTGAACCGTTCCAGTTCCATTAGCTGATGCCGCAGTTGTTGATACACCCAACAAAGTAACACCCCTTGCCGCAGACAAAGTTGTCGTGTTTGATGGTGTAGTTCCAGCAACTAAAGTAGCTGTATAGGAATAAGCATTAGGATTAAAAATAAAATATGTTAATGATCCTGCCGCGTTTGCAGTTGCAACCAAAACATTGTGACCAGTTGTTCCAGTGGCTACAAATTTAGACGATCCTATGCTTGACTGAAAACTCAATCCACTAATATTTTGAGCAGTAGGAGATGATCCAACCCCCATTCCAGCCGTATTGTAAAAATAATTAAGTGTTGAAGCACTGTTCCAAGAAAGGATTACTACATCACCATAACCAGTAACTGCTTGAGCAACACAAGAATTGCCGTTAGTGCTGTTACCAGCCGCTACGTTGGTAATTGTGTAGTTGTACTGGGTGTTTGAGTTAACCATTGGAGACTGAAACCACTGAAGAACGTCAGCCCCCGTACTTGTTGGTGCGGTGTTATAAATAATACCGTTAGGCCCAGTTATGGCTTTACATCCGTAAAGTCTTTGTGTTGGGCCAGTCTGGGTATTTTCTGTTCCTGCACTCCATGTGTTGGTTGCAGTTTCTGTATAGAACATAGTGCGAAACGAATTACCACTATTGTAAGTGTATGCTAACAAGAATCCATTTCTAGTACCTGCAACTGTAGGCGATTGGCTAGAACCGGGCGATGGCCCAGTTGCCGTTAATAATTGAGTTCCTGAACTATTCCAAACAACAACTTGTGGGTTAATAGATCCGTTACTGATATACGAAGCAACAAATCGTGCGTTTGTCAATGCCGCAATATTGCATCCGTATTGCGCGCCGTTTGCAAGATCAGTTGTTGCTGTAATTGTTGTTAATACAGAATAAGTACTAGACAAAATCAGAACTGTTAATGTGTTAAGACTAGATGACTTAACGTATGAACATGCAATCTTTCCATCAGATAAAACGGTAATTTTTATGGCATTAACAATACCAGAATTAGTATTTACGTCTGTTGCCAAGTTCACTGTGCTTGTCAATGAACCAGATGGAGAAATAATTGCAAGTCTTAGCAAGGTTCCAGAATTTTGACCATACAAAATTAACGCAGTACCATCAGGCAAACAAGTTGCATCCCATCCGAGCATCGAAGTATCGGTTGTAAGTGTAGTCTGACCCACCACTAACGTTGCCGCAGTAGTTGTTTGTGTAGTAGTTACAGATATATTTCCAGAACTTGATGCTAAAAAAGCCGCTCCTGAAGGTGTTGAACCTGCTCTAGCATAACCACTGACAGGTTGAGAACCAGTCTGAGCAACAGTAACTGATACAGCAGTTGATGGAATAACTGCGTAAGTTGACATATTCAACTGCACCCAATTTATTTGAGTAACAACGTTAGGTTGTACAGTGTCTGGGTTGGCTTGAGAAGTAAGAGGAGTAAATAAAACATTTACCGCACTTGCTGTTTCCACAAGCGTAGGTGTGTAGTTAGAAGCAGAAACACCCGAATAAATATAATTTCCTGTTGATGCAGACAAAATTGTATTTGATGAGTTACAGAAAATGTAACTCATAATTTGGGTATATTGAATCTGGCTTGTATTGTTATTTGCCCTAAACACAACAACATAATTTCCATTTGACAAAGCAAGCGGTCTTGCATATTGTCCTGCTTGAGTATATGAACTCAGTGTAGTGAAATATGTTGCTGTTGAAGTTGTGTTGGCAGTAGAAAGTTGTGAATAGTAAATACCACTACCACCACCCCAAGTGATAATAATGTTACCGTTGGTCAACAACGATGCACCACCCCATTGCGTTCTATAGTTCGGATTGGTTGATGTAATAACACCACCAGATTGAAAAACTCCAACAGTATTATATCTAGCCCAATATAAACCCGGTGCGCCAATGTAAATCAAAATAAAAGTGTTATCAGACCTTACAACAATGTCAAATTGATATTGAGGATTTTGGTTAGTATTTCCAGAATCTAACCATCCAGTTAAGTTTGTTCCAGTAGCATCATAAATTGCAAAAGCAACGTTATTGGAGCCATTGTTTAAAATAGAAGAAGCAATCCATGAACCATCTGGTCTAGCATGAACATAAATATAAGTAGTAGGGTTCGGTGTATTAAATCCACTGTCAGTGACGGCTTTTACTGACGTACCAGTGTTCGAATAAATAGCATAGCCAACGTTGTTGTTTGTGGCAATACACCAAGCGGTTGCAAATCCACCACCAGTTAACGCGCAAACAGAAATAGTTCCCCCTAAACCCTTAGTGCCAGCCGCTGATGTAATTAAAGTTTCAGCTACAACAACAGTGCCTGTTTCAGAAATGATTTTGAAGTAAACGTTGTTGGAGTTACCTGCAAGCGCTCCCATATAAACTATCACAATGTTTCCACTGGTTAGTTTTGCTGAGTTAGTACCTCTGTATTGATACCCGCCAGTAACTGGTGGCGTTTGTTGTTCACCAAAATTAACGTTTGGCACGTTAACAGGCGCATTGTCTACAATAGGAAATGTAGCTGAGGTAACGTAATTTGATGGAATTGCAGACACATCGCCATTTACGTTGTAAACCAAGTCACCAGCCTGAAAACCAGCAACACTGTTTACCGCCACGGTGACGGGCGTTAATGCATTGTTGGGAACTGTACCAACTGTGCTTGGTGCGGTAGGTAAACCGCTAAGTCCAAAAGATCCATTTGCCATTTTAGTAGTCTCCGCCCATTGCAGTCACAACAAAAGTTTCAGCGTTATTGGTGGATACACGCAAGGTGCAACCGGGGCCAATCATAATTGGGAATGTATTTTGATACGTAACCGCTTGCAAGCTTGAATTGAATGCTTGCACAGTAGACGATGGTGTCGTCGCTGTCACAGGTACTTCTTGATACAAGAATGTGTTTGACGCTGTATTAGCCGCCGCATCAGAACTTACAAACACGCGAACCATACCTGCGGTCACTGTGCCAGTACCAACAATTGTCAAACGCTCAATGCGTGACCCGCCGGGGTTCGTCGCATCTACAAACGCAGGTGCTGTCCAAATGATTGACATTGTTCCAGTACCATCACGGTTTGTATTTGCCGTACTGATGGATACCGATGCTTGTCGGGCATTTTTTGTATATTGTGCGTTCGTTGCCATTTAACTGACTCCTGCGTTGATAAGTAAGAAGGGGGGAGCGCCACCAGCATCTACCCATGTTGGAGCACCTGAGGTGCCGTTAGAACCCAAAACCTTGCCTGCGACACCGTAGTTGCCATTAAAAGCAACAGCGCCGTTAGGACTAATCGTAATTGCATCTGCAGAATTGTCGTTAGTAACCAAACGCAGATAGTTTGCTGACTTTGTTCCAACCACCAGATCACTGCTGATTGAATACATGTACACCACATTGGGTGCTTGGAATGGGCCTGTTCCACTGAATGTGGAACTATTCATACCAAAGTCACCGTAGTACGCAGATGCCGTACCTTGGTCGTTTGAAACAATGAAGTCTACCGATGCAGTAGAACCATTGCTGGTGTTCTGCATGATCTTCTGTGCATAACTGTTGACTGAAGTCTGGTGTGACGCAAAGATGTTTGTATCTGTGTAGCTCAGTGTTCCGTATGCATACGCGCCAGTATTTGCGGCGGCTGTAATTGAACCAGTTGCAACATGAGTCGCACCATTTACAGATGTAGTCGCTGTGACCGACGTTCCTGCTGTAACTGTGGTTGATGATGCAACAGTGTTTCCAGCAAGTGCAGAACTAGCCGTAATGTTTGTAGAACCAAGCGTACTTGTGCTTGAGTTGAACGTCAGGTTTGAACTGAACGTTGTCGTGCTGACGCCACTTTGGAATGGGATCTGATATTGAGCACCACCTGCAATGTTAGTTGTTGTGGTTGCCGCAGGAGCCGCTACCCAAGCAAATGCACTACCAGTCCATCCCAATACAGTACCAACGCTTGCTGGTGCAGTGATAAATGCACTTGTGCTTGATCCAGACTGATAAACAATTTGATATGCCGAACCACTAGCAAGGTTTGTTGCTGTTGTCGCAGAAGTCGCAGTTGTCGCAGATCCTGCTGTAGTCGCAAAACCTGCTGAGGCGGCTGTTCCTACTGACAAACTGCTTTGGCTGACATACTGAGGTGCAGTACCTGAAGATGTCAAAACATAGTTAGCTGTGCCAATTGGCAACGATGTAGGTGCTGTACCGCTTGAATAAACGATTGAACCTGCGGATCCAATTGATGCGTAAGCAGGGCCAGTACCTGTGGAGTACAGCAACGAATTTGCTGAACCAATTGTCAGATAAGCTGTGACACCAGTGGCGCTTTGGTAGACGACCGAACCCGTAGAACCTCCGGGCAAATTACCCGTAGCCACCGCACCATCAGCCAAAACCTTGACCGTACCAGTCGCAGAATTCTTGTAGTACAGCTTGCCATCAGCCGCATTAACCGCCAACTCACCATAGGCAAGATTACCCGCCAACGGCACATTTGTGCTCGTTACACTGTAGTAAAGCTGAATTGGTGTAAAACCTGACTGTGCCATGTTAATCCTCTAATCAGGGTATTTTGACATATCCGCCGTACGGGATTTCCGACCCGCTCAGATCGTTCAATGATACATCAGGACGTGGATATTGCAATGTAATTCTTTCCGTTTTACGCGCTGGTAAACGATACGGATCTTTGTTGTCAGCACACCCTTGTTGGCAGACTTTGAGACCGGGGAAATTGGGGTCAGGCATCGCCTCAATAATGGCGCGCTTCATCTTGCACCGATCGCAAATGAAAATCGCTATCGATGCATTGCCTTCGGTGTTTAAAAAGCGTGGCATGGCTTACCTTGTGTATACGCCAATGTTGGGCGCAAAGTAGATCGGTGACTTGTCGCGCTCTTCTTGCTCCGCCATGATGAAGTACTTTTCAGCTTGTCCTTCAAGGTATTGGATGCGAGTGAGATCAACAGCAGGTAACTCCAAGCTCATCTGGTGAGCCAGCATGCTCTGAACCGCCAACATCCAGCGATCAGGAATAGCCAATTGACCATTCAAAGCTCCTACATCCTGAATCTGCGCTGAATACCAAACCGTCATTTGGTAAAACGCATTCGAGGGGGTAGGCCATAAAGTGATCGTAGCCTGAGGAATTGTGCGGTTTAACCAGAACTGGAATGGCTGGTTTGCAGTGAAATTCTTGTTTGGCAGGTTCGTATAGTCGTCGCGATTTAAGCGAGACATGGTGATCTCTGTCGAGTTAACGCCCAAATACCACTCACGCAAAGCTAAAGTTGTACCGCCAGAAGCCAAAATTCGGTAGTACTGGGTCTGCGCCCCGGGGTCAATGTCCTGCCAGATCCACTGTCCGTCAGTCACAGAAACGTTTGTACCTGTGTACAAAGTCGTCCACGTAGCATTGTCAGAAGAACATTGGAACGAATAATTCCACGTCGCAGTACCACCACCAGCCACATAGGGCATGATGCCGATAGAACCAATGTACTGCGGGTTTGTCGATGTGTAGTTAACTACGATGTTGCCGTTCGCAGAAGTTTGCTGGCAATACGTTGCCACATTATCATCTGCGACGTTTGCGACAGTACCGCCTGCCGAGGATGTGTAAGTACCTGTAGGTTGCGTCATCCAGCGGTACAGAGCGTTTAAAACGTCATTTCCACCCACGGGTAGCAAGTACTCGTATTGATTTGGCTGAAGCCCGTATACCTGCTTCTTGATGGCGAAATACTGGATACCTTGGTTGATCAAGTTGCTCAGAACGAAAAACAATGACTGTTTTGCGCTCAATACCTGCTCAGAGGTCAATTCCTCAGCCAGCTTACCGCACCGACGTGCTCCGTTGTCAATCAGGTTTTGAACCGTGACGACTGTTTGACCGACTGTGCCGCTGTATGCCATGTTTTATTCCTTACCAACCGGGGCAATTCCACCGTTGCATAGAAGCTCGCGCTCTACTGCCCTTTTCGCTTTTCTCGGCAACTGGCCCCATCCGTGCGCAGAAAGAGTCTCTACGCGCTCCTCCTTGCGGCTGTGGAGCTTTCAAATGTGAACCAGTCTCACGGTTGTATTTTGCCCTACCTTTTGCTGTCAATCCAGCACCTTCTTTGGCGGATAACTTCTCACCGCGACCGATGGCAAGGCTTGGCCCACCGTCTTTCAATTTGGCGGTTTTTGCTGATTCTCTGAAGGCTTCAGCAGTTGGCGCACCTTTGCTACCAACTTTTCGCATTTTTTCGCCAGAGCCGTTAGCAATTCTTTGCTGTTTTCGATGAATATTTTCATATAAACCTTTTTTCATGATTTACCAGCAAGACTTAGCCTTGCCGCCTGTGCTAAATGGAGCGGGTTTGCCCTTGCCAATCTTTTTAGACCATTCTGAACGCAGATTTTTTGCAACCGCTTGAGCAACAACATCGTCTTTCTTGGAAAGACTTTTTACTCTGCTCAACAGATTATTTGACTCTTTGCGACGACTAAGTCTTTCAAATTGCTTCAAAGACTCTGCTTTATCTGTAGGTCGATACATTTCACTGGCTTGCCAGTTAGCAGAATTCTTCTTTGCGCTTTTTTCTTTACGTCTTTGTTCAGCCATGACAGCACGACGAGGTGGTTGTTCTTCCACCGTGTCGTCATTTTCATCTTTGAGGCGTCCAGCCGCTTGATAGTAATCTTGGTCGCTGTCGTAGTTCATTGGATCTACAGCGCCACCACGAGCTTTTTTAGCCGCACGTTTTTGGCTGTATGCAATTGCCACGGCCTGCTTGATAGGTTTACCTGCGGCAACTTCAGCTTTGATATTTGACTTAAAAGCTTTGTCAGATTTTGATTTGATCAGTGGCATAACGACTCCTTAGTCTGGGTTCTTGATCAAAATTCCGCCAGCATAAATGTTGGCAGTAAATGGGCTACCTGTATTTGATACTACTTGAAACTGGATGTCAGTTTTTTGTGTGTGAATAACAGGGCAAGTAAATGGAAACTGGAATGCCTGAACAAACGTAGACTGGT